CGACCACGCCGCCGACCGCGCCGCCGACCGCGCCGCCGACTCCGCCAACCGCGCCGACCACGCCGCCGACCGCGCCGCCGACCGCGCCGCCGACCGCGCCGCCGACTCCGCCGATCCACTAATTTCAGATTCGCAGTACGCGATTACTTGATCGATAGCGGCAACGCACTGCCCCGCATACGGTTCTTTGTTCGATAGCAACCGGTCGCGGTCTCGCGTATGCCGTTGCACTGCGAGACGCCACCGCACCTTATCGACGTCTGCCCCGACCGGAACCGCCCCCAGGAAATCAACCGCGAACCGCTGCGCATCGACAGGCGGCAGCCCTTCGAAAATCCGATCCTCAAGCCGCGCCAACCATTCCGGCAAACCCAGTTCGTGCTCGTAAGCCAAGTGGTCGTAGTTATTGAGCGTGCAACCAACCGCGCAACCGTGACCGTTTTCAAAACCTGTTCCTTGCACAATCTCGTCCGCCGCGTGATGCGCCTTGAGTCGCGCCAGGTATTTCTCTTTTACTGCCGGGTCACCGTGAAATGCTTTCATCTGTTTTCTCCTCGGGGTTAGTGTGCTGCAAACTATAGCAACTGCAAAACAAAAATGCAAATGCAAAATATTTCTTGACACGTCGATTTTTCGCGCCTAAATTCCTTCTTGCGTTACCCACCAAAGGAGATCACATGTCGTTAGAATTGGCTCTCGCAGCAAACACCGAAGCAATTAACAACCTGGGCGCGCTCATCAAGCAAGCCCTGATCCTGAATCTCGCGCCGCCCCAAGCCGCCGCAGAAACAGTCGTCAAGACTTCCAAGGCCGCGCTCAAGGAAGTCGAGAAGCAAGTCAAGGCCGAAGCCCCAAACGAACAACCGACGATCACTTCCGACACTTCGCCGAGTTCCGCGCTCGAATCCAAGCCGGTAACTTATGACGACGTGAAGAAGCTCATCATCGCGATTAGCAAGGAGTCCAAAGAGAAGGCGGTAGCCGCGCTTTCTCGCTTGGGCGTCGCGAACGGCAAGGAACTGAAGCCCGAACAGTGGGCCGATGCCGTCGTGTACTTGTCGAAGGTGGTTGACGGTTTGGATCCGGAGTCTTCCGATGCCTGAATACCACGCGTTAGCCAGTCCGTCCGGCGCGCATCGGTATCTCAACTGCGCGAACTCGCTTGCAATGGAGAAAGGCCAGCCGGATAGCTCATCCGGTGCTGCGGATCTCGGGACCGACAAGCACGAGCTTATGAGCTTGTGCCTGGAGTTCAAAAAGAACGCGATCGACTACCTTGGCCATACACTCGGCAAGGGTCACAAAGTCGACAAGTCGTTCGCCGCAGATGTACAAGCCGTGCTCGATAATGTGCGAGAGCGCATTCTCGGTTACGAATTGCGCGGTTGCACCGGAACTGTTGAGATCGAGCAGGACGTACCTATCGACCAGATCACGGGCGAAGAAGGCGCCACGGGCCGCGCGGATATCGTGCTGATCGTTTCATGGCCGGACGGCACAGCTTCAATCGATGTTATCGATGCGAAGTTCGGTTACCAGGAGGTCGATGCCGAGTGGAATCCGCAACTCATGATGTACGGCCACGGGGCGCTGGAGAAGTTCGGGCTCGTCGAGGATTTCACGGAAGTGAATCTCGTGATCGAGCAGCCTTTGCGAACCGGGAACGAGTGGTCGACGACGCCCGATGAGCTGAACAAATGGGTGAACGAAGTTGCGCAGCCGGAAGCGCATAAAGCAATTCAGATTTACAACAGCGGCGCGCTGCTCCTTCCTGAGAATTTCGCCCCCGGCGAAAAGACTTGCATGTGGTGCAAAGCTTCTGCGGTTTGCAAAGCTAAAGAAGACTGGCTGGCGGCCAAGACAGAGATCGGTTTCGAAGTCGGCGAAGTGCCGAACGTCGATACGCTCACGATCGAGCAACTGGGCGCGCGCTTCGAATTCCTTGAAGCGATCGAGGATCACATGAAGGCGATTCGGGCTCGCATCGAGCTTGAAGTGTTCGCGGGCCGCAAGGTGCCAGGCGTGAAGGTTGTTGCGGGCAAGCGCGGCAACCGCCAGTGGTCGAGCGAAGAGGAAGCGGAAGCCATGATGAAGGCTTTCCGGCTGAAGACTGAGCAGATGTACTCATTCAAACTGCTCGGGCCGAAGCCGATTCTCGAAGCGCTGAAAGACCAACCGCGTCGCGTCAAGAAGATCGAACAACTCATCGTTCAGGGTGAAGGAAAACCGCACGTCGTTTTGGACACGGACAAGCGTCCGGCTATTGAAATCAAACCGATCGAAGACGGATTTGAAACCGTCGACGAGGAGGATTTGTGCTAATAAATGTTCAATTTATAGATCCGGGAAAGTGCGAAATATGCAACTTCACCGTCGACGATCATCCGGATGTAGAAGCCCTAAAGGCAGCGTGGGATTTATTCCACGAGGACGGGCACAACCCCTTCGAAGTGCATCAAATCATTCTTACTAAGGAATAAATCATGGGAACCATCGTTCAATTGAAGCACGTCCGCATCGCATTTATCGACGACCTTTTCACGCCGGCGCAGTATGAGGGGCAGGGCGACTTCCGCCACTCGGCTACGCTGATCGTCGAGCCGGGCTCGGCTAACGATAAGGCGATCCAAGCCGCGATCAACAGCGAAGCGACCGCCGCGTGGGGCAAGAAGGCCGAAGCCTTCCTCGAAGACATGCGGACCAACAAGAACAAGTTCTCGTACATCAAGAACAAGAAAGACAAGTCAGGCGAAGTCTACGATGGCTTCGAGAACATGTACGCGCTGTCCGCGATTCGCAAACAGAAAGACGGCGCTCCGCTGTTCCTGCACAACGTCAAGGATCCGGAGACGGGTAAGGCTAAGCGCCTGAACGGGTCGGAAGGCGTGATCTACGCAGGATGCTACGTGAATGCCAAGGTCGAGATGTGGGCGCAGAGTGGCACCTATAGCGGCATACGTTGCGGGCTCCTGGGCGTGCAGTTCGATGCCGCAGGCGACAGCTTCGGCGGCGCAAGTCGGCCGAGCGACGAAGGATTCGATGCTATTGAAGCAGACGATGACCTCGCATAGGGCAGACTGACATGAAGCAGATTCCGGTGGGCAAGCACCGTGTAGCGCTGGTAGACGACGAAGACTTCGAACGACTCTCGATCTTTAACTGGTGTCTTGACGTGAAAGGTTACGCTTATCGGAATCTGCCGCGAGTCGGCAAGGCCAGCCAGAAACGAGTGAAGATGCATCGTGAAGTCATGCGGGTTACCGACCCTGTTGTCGAAGTGGACCACGAGAAAGGCAACAGACTTGATAACCGTAAGTCTGAGTTGCGAATATGTACACGCAGCCAGAATTGCGCTAATCGAAAGAAGCTGCAAGCGACGAACACTTCAGGCTTTAAGGGCGTTTGCTTTTCTAAAGCCTCGCAGAAATGGCAAGCCGGGATAAAGGTGCACGGCAAATCTATTTACTTAGGGCAGTATTTGACGCCCGAAGAAGCGCACGCGGCTTACTGCGCCGCAGCTAAGGCGCTATTCAAAGAGTTCGCCAACGAAGGAGAAAGAACTTGAGGCTCTGGTTTGACTTGGAAACGTACTGCGAAACCCCGATAAATGACGGCGCGCACCGGTACGCGGAGAAGGCGGAAGTGCTGTTGTTCGCGTGGGCGGTCGACGACGGCCCGGTGCAGTGTTGGGATTGCACGACAGGAACGATGCCGTCCGAAGGATTGGTACAGGCCGTCGAGTGCGCGGATGAATTTTGGGGCCATAATTCGGGCAGCTTCGATCGCGTCGTGATTCGGCACGCGCTTCCGTTCTTTCACAAGAAGATGCCCGCGCGCAAGCATCGCGACACGATGGTCCAGGCGTTCAGCCACGGCTTACCCGGTTCGCTAGACACGCTTTGCGATATCTTCAAGCTCGGCGTCGATGTCGCAAAGAGCAAGGAAGGCAAGAAGTTGATCCGCATGTTTTGCATGCCGCAGCCCGCCAACCAGAAGCTGCGGCGCAAGACTCGTGAGACGCACCCTGTGGAATGGGCGCAGTTCGTCGAGTACGCCAAGTCCGATATTACCTCGATGCGCGTACTGCATCAGAAAATGCCGAAGTGGAATTTCCCGAACAATCCTGAAGAGCTTTCACGCTGGCAGGAAACTCAACGCACAAACGACGAGGGCGTATATGTCGATCTTGAGCTCGCAACCAAAGCGATTGAAGCGGTCGGGGTTGCGCAAGCCGGCCTTGCAGAAGATGTTAGCGAAGCCACGGACGGAGACGTCACCGCAGCAACGCAGCGCGACAAGCTGCTCGCCCACATCCTCTCAGAGCACGGTGTGTCGTTGCCCGATATGCGAGCCGCAACGCTTGAACGAAGGATGGAAGACCCAGCGCTTCCAGACGAAGTCCGTGCACTTATTGCTATCCGTCTTATGGCGAGCACGTCGTCTGTAAGCAAGTACAAACGCATTATACGATCAGTGAGCAGCGATGGTTTTCTAAAGGGCGGCATCCAGTTCAACGGCGCGGGGCGTACAGGTCGCGACGCACACCGCCTGGTTCAGATGGGAAACATGATGCGCCCGACGCTCGAAGCGGACGAGATCGAGACGGGCACCGAGGCTATCAAGGCGGGCTGCGCGGATCTCGTGACGGGCAACGTTATGGAGTTGTGCGCCAACGTCATGCGCGGCGTCATCATTGCGCCGCCCAAGCACAAGATCGTTGTCGCGGACTTGGCGAACATCGAAGGGCGCGTTGCGGCGTGGATCGCCGGCGAAGAGTGGAAGCTCCAGGCGTTCAGGGATTACGACGCGGGAACCGGCCCGGATCTCTACATCAAGGCGTATAGCGAAGCGTTCCGCGTGCCTCCTGCCGCGGTCACGAAGAAGCTTCGCCAGATCGGTAAAGTAATGGAGCTTATGCTAGCCTATGCCGGGGGCGTAGGCGCCTTCCTGACAGGTGCCGCTACCTACCGCATCGACTTGGACGAACTAGCCCGTGTAGGCCGCGACGCGATCCCGGATAGCACTTGGGGCGAAGCCGAGAACTTTTGGGAATGGTCGGTCGACACGAAGCGCTCGACATACGGGCTGGAGCACGACACGTTTTGTGTTTGCGATTCGATCAAACGCCTGTGGCGCGCGGCGAACTCGAACATCAGCGGGATTTGGAAGCGACTAGAGGACGCTGCGCGTAGCGCGGTCAACGAACCGCATACCGATTTTCCCGTCAACATGATCGTGTTTCGCCGAGAAGGAAACTGGTTGCGCGTGAAGCTACCTAGCGGGCGTGACTTGTCCTACCCCGCTCCGCGTGTCGACGACAGTGGCGCAATTTCGTACATGGGCATGAATCGCTATTCGCGTAAGTGGGAGCGGATTAAAACCTATGGGGGTATGCTTCTTGAAAATCTCTGCCAGGCGATCGCGCGAGATGTGATGTTCTACCACATCTCGCGAATCGCTAAAGCAGGCTACTCAACTAGAATGCGCGTCCACGACGAACTGATCACGTATGCGCCGAACAGCCTCAAGTACAGCGCGGAACGCCTTTCTGATCTGATGGCCGCCCCGCACGATTGGGCGCCAGGACTTCCCTTAGCCGCAGCCGGGTTCGAGGGTTTGCGATATAGAAAAGAGTAGTTGTATTTGCGTTTTGCAACTGCTATAGTGAATTCACTGAAACGAGGAGAACAACATGGGATGGGAATGGTCGTACTGCCGCGAGTGTGACAAAGGGTTGCCGAAGGCAAGCACGCGAGAAGTCCTTGACGATGCGCAGTATTGCAGCGAAGGGCACAAAAACCCACCTAACGTTTCGAAAAATGACCTGCTCGTCGATTTATTCGAACGGGTAGAAGCGTTAGAGTCAAAACTCTCAGGGGAAGATCTTGTTTAGTAGAGATAACAAACACTACCGGCCAACGCCGCGCACGATCCACGAAGCGTTCGGCCCTTACCATCGGTACGATATCGAAGTCTGCAAGAAACACGAGCGCCTGTGCGCGATCGTCGGCGTGCTGATCGTCGGCGCTATTTTTGGTTTGCTGATTGGGTGGCGCGGGTGAAAGAGTCTCAGATCGAATCGTATTTCGTCGACCGGGTTCGCGTAGCCGGCGGTATCCAGCGCAAGTTCGTGAGCCCCGGTCGCAAAGGCGTACCGGATCGGATAGTAGGGTTTCCTGTCGAGCGATTCGCGCTGGTCGAGTTGAAGGCGACCGGCGGGAAGCCGCGCGACGACCAGGTGCGCGAGCACAAGCGCTGGCGCAAGTTAGGGTTCTGCGTAGTCGTGATCAACAGCTTGCAGCACGTCGATTCCTTTATCGAATTTATGACGAGGCCATGATGATCGAATTTCTGATTCTGTTCTGCTGCTGGTGGTTCATGACTTGGGCGTCAGTGGGTATCGTTTACGGGGCGGAGCATTAATGCAGCTTCGCCCGTACCAAAAGCTGATCATCGATCACATTCTCGATAAGGAACGTTGCAATGCTTTCGTACCGATGGGTCTCGGTAAGACTATATCGACTCTCACAGCGATCAGCCATCTCCAGCTCGTGGATGAAGGGCCTACGCTCGTACTCGCGCCGCTCCGGGTTGCACAGAGTACGTGGCCCGACGAGGTCAAGAAATGGAACCTTGACCTTCCAGTCTCTGCGGTTACCGGTACAGCGGCTCAACGTGCGCTCGCTTTGCGGGCGGACGCCGCTATATTCACCACCAACTACGAGAACCTACCGTGGCTTATCGACTGGTATAAGTACAACCCGCGCCCCTGGCCTTTCAAGACGATCGTCGCGGACGAGGTAACGAAACTTAAAGGCTTCCGCACGCGCCAAGGTACGAAACGCGCCAAGGCACTCGCGGAGGTCGCGCATAAAAAGGTGGATAGATGGATTGGTCTAACTGGTACCCCAGCGCCGAACGGTTTGAAAGACTTATGGGGTCCCATGTGGTTCGTAGATGGGGGCCAGAGACTCGGCAAGTCGTTTTCGGCTTTCTCGGAGCGATGGTTTCGGAAGAGTTTCGACGGGTTTGGGATGGAGCCTCTCCAACAAGCCCAAGGCGAGATACAGACGCTTATCTCCGACGTTTGCTTATCGTTGGATGCGAAGGACTACTTCAATCTCTCCGAGCCGATCCGGAACAAGATAGTAGTGGATCTGCCCCACAAAGCGCGCCAACAGTACCGGGACATGGAAAAGAAAATGTTCCTGGAATTGGAGGGGCACTTAGGGCCGACCGAAGTGGAAGCGCTGAACGCGGCGAGCAAGACGCAGAAGTGCCTGCAACTGGCAAACGGCGCGATCTATACCGATGAATCGCGCAACTGGACGGAGACGCACGATGCAAAGATCCAAGCTCTTGACGACATCATTGAAGAGGCCGGTGGCGCTCCGGTTCTTGTTGCCTATCATTTCCGTCATGATCTTCAGCGTCTTACTACCGCTTTTCCTCGCGGCCGCGTGCTTGATTCCGATCCAGAAACTATTAGAAGCTGGAACGCGGGGAAAATACCGATTCTGTTTGCTCATCCTGCTTCTGCTGGGCACGGTCTTAACCTACAAGATGGCGGCAATACCATCGTGTTTTTCTCGGTGAACTGGAACCTGGAAGAGCATCAGCAAATCATCGAGCGTTTAGGGCCGACGCGCCAGATGCAAGCGGGGCACGACAGACCAGTTTTCATCCACTACATTTTGGCGAATGACACTGTCGATTTCGACATTCTGGATCGGCTTGAAAGCAAGCGATCGGTCCAGGACATTTTGATGCAAGCCATGAAGAGGAGAAAGTAATGAGTGAAGACTTTAAAAGGCAGCACATCGAGAACGGAAGGCCGCAGGCTCTAGTCAATCCGTTGCTTGAGATCGACCAACTGCGCGCCCGAGTCACGCAACTGGAAAAGCATATCCACTATCCGCATAGTGAAACCGCGATGAAGGAAGCGGCAGCGCGGGCGCAGGCTCTGAAAACATCAATGGCTGAAACCAGCGGCGAGTACTTCTCTAAACTGGACATGGCTGAAGTACTAGACCAAGCCCGTGAAGTGATGCGGGATGCCGTACCCCAAAAGACAGACACGCGAACCGTGCTCGACTTGACGTCATTCGCGAAGCGTTTGTTGAACCCTGAGGATCTCGGTCACGCCGTCACGTTCGAAGTGCGCCAGGCCGCGCGCCGCGCGCTTGGACGTCCTGAGGTCAAGGAGTACGATTTATGAGCAGCTACGAAATCCCGCTCGACCAGGTACTCGGTCGAGTCTTCAAGTCAACCGTTCTGCGCAGTCGCGCCGAGCAAATGGAAATCGCAAAGTTCATGAAGGAAGCCACGCTTCAGTGCATCCAGCATGACGAGTTCATCGTGAAGGCTATCGCAGAACTTCGCGAATGGAACGCCGCAGCTCGCGCGCAAGATCAGCGCGATATCGACGCCGATTATCGCAACTACATCGTGCCGGTGTAAATACTGCTTGATTTCCGTTTTGCAACTGCTATAGTGGAGCCACACAAACCAAACGAGGGGATCAAAGTGAAAACATTAGTAGTCCTTTTGGCGTTGGCTCCGCTAGTTGCTCACGCCCAATCATTCTTCGAACTTGAAGCAGGCGTAGGCGTCGCGAAGACTCGCGACATGGGTGACGGGGTGTGGGTTCAGAAGGGCTTGGACAACAGTGAGTCTTTAACGAACATCGGCTTCATGGGCGGGCTCACAGGCTCGCTGTACGAACGCGGCAACTGGTCAATTCGCTACCACGCTGACTACGTCTACATGGGCCGGCAGGAGGCTTCGACGGACGCTGTGCCCGACGCTAACTACAATCCGGTTCGGCATCAAGTTTTGCAGCGGCAGTCTACGTATTCGTACTTCAACGGCCAAGGGCATACGCAGGGGATTGCGCTCACGCTCCAGCCGACCTACGCGTGGCGCGGTGTCGAATTCGGCTTGGAAGCGGGGTACTGGGCCTACTGGGCTACGTGGCACCAGACGGCAGAAACGGGCGGCGTCACGGAAAGCCTGAACCATCAGACCAAAGTACAGTTCGCGCCGGTAGTCGGAGCTTCGATCGAATACAAGAACGTATCGGTATCGTACCGTTACTACAAGATGCGTCCGCTATGGAGCCCGGTTCCGGGTATCGCTACCGGAGTTCAGATGGTCACCCTTACTTACAGGTTTTGAAATGATACTAATCGCCATACTTCGCCGCCTCGTAGCGATTGCGCTACTAGTACCGGTCAGTTTTATCGGGCTTACCCTGTTTATTGTCACAGGTAGCGATGAAGTTATGATGCGCCTGATCGATATCGTTTTTATCGATATAGGCGGCTTTGACTAGTCAGCGCGGAAATCAGCAGAAACAGCCGGTCAGGGTCGATCTTGCTCGCCGGTTGGCTGAGTTCTGGCATCCACTGGCAGTCTTGCAGCGCCGCTGTTACCAGTTGCGAGCAGAACCAGGCCGCGATGTCCGACCACTCCGCGTTGATGAAAAACGCGAAGATACCGAGCCGGTTGTAAGGCTTGCCAATCTGGTCGAGCAGGAAGCCGTAGTACTCGTCCCACATCTCGTCGCTCACGTTCAACGAGATGCGGTGCATGGCTTCATTCTGAATGTAGTTCGCCGGCCGGATCTGAACCCCGGCCGGTATCCCTTGAATGACATCGTTCCGCGCGCCGAGCAGTGTACCGTCCGGCAAGACCGTATCGACGTGCGAGTACAGGCCGCTGCCGAACCATTTGATCAGGGCCGAACTGAACCCCGATCCCTCGACGAATTGCAGAACGATTTCAGCCATGCTCAGCCACCCGTCACCGCGGAGCCGATCTCCGTACCAACAGTCGTCGGCGTGGCCGTTCCCGCGGCCGCTACGAGCTTCGAGTTCAACGCTGTCACGATCGCGCCTACCAGTTGCGCGGCGCCCGTCACGGCTTGCGATTCCATCGTCGGAAGCGTCGCCATCACGTTCACGAGAAACGCGTTACCCTTCAGGATTGCAGATGCCGGGTTCACCCAGGCTTGCGGATTGGCTTCGATGTCGGCGAGAGCCGAAGTCACGACCGGCAGGACGTTTTGAAAAATGTCTTGGCCGGCGAGCGCGGCGAGCTGCGAGAATACTTGCGAAGCGGTAAGAGTCGTCATGGTTTGCTCAGTATTTGGAAGAGGAAAAAGGGGCCGCAGTTTGCTTTGTTGCAACCGCGCCTCCCATATGGTACAGGCCAAGTCCGATCAGCGCATCTTTAATGCATGAAATCAAATCGTTAGCGTTTTGCACTTTGCAAACCACTAGCGTTACCCAGGTTCCGAACAGGACGATACCCGCGATCAGTTTCAGCGTGTTGTCATTCATTGAATTCACCCCGCTCCGCGATCCGCCGACGTAGGAGCCCCGCCACCACGTTACCGCCAGCCAAATCCCAAAGCGTGAATTGCTGCGCGGCTTCCTCGACCTTGCCGTCGTTCAGGTCCGCCAGCAAGGTAGACTTTGCAAAGTTGCCGCTGCCGATGTTGAACACGAAATCGACCAACGCGTTGAACTCACCTTGGGTCAGGGCGATCGTCACCGAATTTTGTACGCAGATTACCGCCCACGCGATGTTTCGGTTGAGATCGAGTTCGGCTTGCGCTTGCGTGATCGGCATGCCGGGAATCACGTTATGCGTGTTGCCGTAACCGTCAGTCCAGATCCCCGCCGAGTCTTGGTAGGGCACCAGTGAACAGCCTTCGAACTCTTCGGTGAGCTTCTGCCCTGTATAGCTGAGATTCTCGTTCATAAGAATTTGCCCCTCACGTAATAGACAACGGCGGCGCCCACGAACACCAGTAACGCCCATAGCCCTTTAGTCGTTACTTCGGTAAGCAGCGCCTCGTAGAGCCGAGCGCGTGCTTCCGTCCGGTGGATAACCGCCTCGTGCTCGCGACGGTGGGCGTTCAGGTCACCCTCCGGGAAGGCTGTTCGTAGCTCGTCGATACCCCGTATCGCAGCATCGACCTTGTACTCCGTGATCTTCGCCTGAGTAGCGTTTTCCTCGTGACGCTGATCCAAATCGACTTTTATTGATTGGATTGCAGCGACGATTTTTTCTATCTCCATTTCTTATCCTAAGCGGTAACCGCGGCATCTGTACTGAATACGCGCCAGGCGCCGTTCGACCAATAGACGGGGACGCCTGAACCATTGCCCGCCGTCTCCCCCACTTTACGTCCGTTCGTCGCGTAGGCGATTTGACCGGGCACCGGCGAGCGGATGGCGTTCACGGCGGGAAGCGTCGCCACGGTGAAGTTCCCTTGAGGCGCGAATGTCCAGACTTTCTGAAACCAGCCGTTCCATGCGGGCGAGTTAGGCGGCGTAACCGGGTCGGGCGGCGGACCGAGAACGTTCTGTGTCATCAGTAGTGCCACTCCAGCGCGTAGCCGAGATCCTGAAGCACGGGCAAGTCGCGTTCCAGCTTTTCACCAATGTCGTCGCGCCAGCCGGGGGAGTTCGGGATTTCGATCGTCTTCAGCGCGCGCTTCGCGCGTTTCTGCGCCCCGTGGATGTCGAAGTCCGTCCCGGTCGCGACCAACACGTAATCGCCGCACGTGACCGGGCCTTTCTTATAGACGATCTTGTCATCTTCTTCGTCCGGCACATCGCCTAGCATCACTTCGCAGAAGTGAATATCTTCGCAAACCAGACGTTCGGTGTTGTAGATCGGATAGCCTGTGCAGTTACGCTTGGTGTACTGCGTGAACGGGTAGTCGGGGATGGACACGACGACACCGACCGCTGTTTCGTCGAGCACTTCGAGCGTGTCTTCACCGTGCAGAAGGTCAAGCATCCACTGCGCCGGGTCGCCTACGTGCAACGCGCACTGGATAATGAAGCACGGCCAGCCGGGGCGGGATGTGGCTTCCAGAGGCCACGGCGTGCCGTCTTCGTCGATGATCGCGGCCATGTCGAAGTAGCCGCGAAAGTTGATCGAGTGCAGGTAGCTCGTTAGCGGGGTTAGCAGCTTGTCGACGAGCTTCGACTCCTTCACGTACCTCATGACAGTGCCTTGCTCGCCCGTGTTGACGCCGGTGTCGCCAGGGAGGTGTTTCTTGTGTTCGATGTTTTCCAGGAACCATTGCGACCAGCCGTTTTTGCCGAACCACCCGCCAATCGCCATCTCGATACCGCGAACGAATGGCTGGAGGATGAACCCCTGCGTCTGCGGGTTCTCGACTTTCCAGCGGTCCAGCATCCCCACCATGTCGCGCGGCGACTTCGACACGTAGGACAGGGCCTTGTCGGCATCGCCATTGGGCTTCGATACGAAGCGCTCCATTGTCTTTTTGACGTGCTTTTTCGCGGCGTCGTAGTCGGAAAACGCAACGGACGGCATCGTTTTGATGCCGACTTTCTTGAACAGGTCTTGCCCGAGCTGGCGGTTCAGCTCAACTTCCGCGCCGGCTTTGTTCGGCCCGAAGATCGGATAGCCTTTCTTGCGGTAAGGCTCCATCTCGTCCATCAGGTTCGCGTTATCCGACAGTACGATAAGGTCCGCCCAAGCCATCGAGGCTTTCCAGTCCGCGACGCGCGGGACCAGGCCGTCGCCCGTCGGGTTGCGCCGCTCGCCGTCACGGGGCTTCACCCACAAGCGCACGTCGTGACCGACATCGACGCATCGCATCGCCCAGTCGAGCATCCCGCCGATACAGTCCACGGCTAAAATTTTCATTTGCTATTCCATTGCGCAACTGCTATAGTGAATTCATTCAAACGGAGATCACCATCATGTTATTTCTTATCGCTTTCCTGCTGTTTCTGATTCTTTGCACGTTGCTTGGCGTTTAAAGGATACCGTCATGAAACTCATTCTTGCCTTGCTTCTCGCCGCCCCGCTTTCGTCTTTTGCCGCCCCCTGGGTTATGGGTACGGCGACTAACTACTCCGGTGGCGCTAACCTGTTGATGGCCGGCGTATCGGAATGCCGATCGGGCCTGGAGGTTATCGTCAACATCCCTTTCAAGTCCACGATTCGCGGGTGCGTCACGCAAACCCCAGACAACTTCAAAACCTTGCACGTCGTGTTCGAGGACGGAGCGGAATTAGACTACGCCACTTCCAGTTTTACCGCTACTGCAAAAGCATCCACCAAAGGAGCACTGTAATGATAGTCTTTCTGATCGTCCTGTTTCTTGTTGTAGCCGCCTATCAAGACTTCTAACGTTGGCCCTTGATGTCGGTCGCTTCCGCTGCGCCGCCCGCGATACCGCTGCGCTGCTTGTAAAGTGCTTCCATGACTTTCTTGGGAGCCCCCATCGCCTTGATCTTTGCGAGCCCGCCCGGTTGCGCCGCCATCTTGATGATGTTCACGGCTTGCTTCTCGGACATGCCCGTTCCGGTCAGGAAACGAACAGCGGTTCCTGCTACGTGGCCCATACCGCCAATGACGTTGGCCGCGTGGGACGCCATGCGCGATTGGTTCTCGTCGTGGAACGCGGCCTGGTGACTCCCGCCGCGCTCCATCGTCGCGGACACCCGCTGGCGGGCCGCTTCGTCTGAGAACACCTTGCGCACATCGCTCGCTCCCTTGGCGCCGAGCACTTGCACGACTTGCGGATCGCGCATCTTGTCTGCGATCTTGGTGAGCGCGCCTTCCGTCATTCGACCGGCGTTCGTCAGGTATTCGTCCAGCCCGTTGAGCATGCCTAGACGCGCGTACTGAACCTGTTCCGGGTCGTTCTTGATCTTGTCCCACGCCGCAGTGTCGGCTTTTTTCAAGCCGAACGCGAACGCGTGACCGAATTCTTGCGCCCCCAGGATACCCGTTCCGGATTGCTCGCCGCCGACTCGTGCTGCCAGTTGCTGCGCGTCCTTGATCGAGCCAGTCTGCTGATCCTTTAATGTGCGCTGAAGCGCCGACAGCGTACCGTAGCGCGTCGAACCGACGCCCTCTTCCTGCGCAGCCTTGCCGACTGACTTTTGCAAGTCATCGAGGAGTGCGGAGGGTAGCGCGGACAACTTGCCGTCGCGGATCTTGATTTTCGGTGCGCCTTGCAAGTCCGACACGCCGGCAGATTTACCCGCGTTGAAGTCGTCAACCGCTTTCTTGAGCAAGGGTTGCACTTCGGGGTGGCTGAGCGCGTCTTGCAGTTCCGGCGTAACCGGATTCGATTCGGTTTTCGCGGTTGTGTACGCCGATTGGCGTTTGTTCTGAAGGTCGCTCAAGTCGTCAATCATTTGTTGCTTCAGCTTAGCGAGCGGTTGCCCCTGCGCGACGCCGCCGCTAACACGAGCGGTTTGCCCCGCTGCGTCGGCGCGGTTGGCAGTTCCCAGAGTTTCGCTTGTCTTGTTGCTTACGCCGCCTGCCTTGGCGACAGCTTCGGCCACTTTGGGCGAGAAGTCCGCTGCGCGCGCTCCAGGGTTTGCTTTCAGGAAATTCTGCAAGTCCGCCATCGACTTGCCGTCACCCTTCAGCGCGGCTTGTACCTTATCGAACGCGCCTTTCGCGGCGTCGAGCACACCGGTCTTTTCCAGGGCGGGGCGCGCTACCTTACCGAGAAAGTTCGCGCCGGCGCCTATTACACCACCAACCGCCGCGCCCTTGGCCGCGCTCGTCGCGCGCTCGTCTATGCTTCCGCCCGAACCGAAACCTTGTAGCGCGCCGATACCCGCACCGCTGGTCGCCAAGCGCCCCGTCGTACCAGCTACGTTTGCCGCAATGCGACCGGCTGTGTTTCCGGCGACACGAGTAGCTATCCGACCTACAGTGCCTTCTAACCCCGCCGTGCCACTGCCAGGTAGTGCCGCAGTCTGAATAACCGCCGCCGCCAAGTCGATGCCCGCCGAGGACATGGGGTTGTCGTGGTCGTAGTCTTTCACAAGCTGGCGCGTCGTCTGCTCCGCTTGCTTGCCGAAAATCGCTCTATCCAGATCCGCGCCGAACCCGAAGGTTAGCGCCTGGTATGCTTTCGCGCCGAGTGCGTCAAAGTCCAGCGGGCCGCGTTCAGGGGGCGCTGGCTTAGTGCCCGTGGTGGGCCGGCCCGTACTATCTATAGTAGGGTTTATCGGCCCTGTGTTATCGATCTCAGGCATTTAGAAGTGCCCCCCGTTCTGAAAAAATTTGTCCGGGTTCTTATAGGCGTGGTTAGGTGTGCCGTCCTCAAGTGTCGGGATGAGAGCCGTATTAGGCACGTTCTCTTTGCTCGCCGGATCAAATATCATCGTCGGCCCCACAGCATGCTCGTACCGGTGCCATTGAGCGATTCCGCTCTGCACAGTGGCATCAGGGTTTGCGGTGCGGTACTTTTCAAGGAATTGATTCATCTGAACCTGCGCTTGCGCGCCTACATAGAGCCCATGAGCTACAGCCAAATTAGCGTCTTTACCGAGTCTGATGCTAGGCTTTGCACGTGCGTAGTTATTGTACATGGCCGCTGTAGAGGCCGAGCGCGCGCCGCCGTTGGCGCCTGCCAATAGCTGCATATTTTGAACCATCGAAGCCGTGATCTTATCGAACTTCTGTTGTTCGTCCGACAATGCGTAGGCGCCTCCTAACCTGCTCTTGTCCTCGGCCGTATTTTCGGCAATATTGGCCCAAATCCCACCGGTTTTGACGACATCATTCTTGACCGCTACGTAAGCCTGCGCTGCTAAGTCCGAAACGGCGAGAGCCCCCTGCGTAGCCGGCGCGTTCGCCTTGTCGTAAGCCGCGTTCTGAGCTTGAACCGTCTTCTGCGCCGCTTGGATCTGTTGAGGAGTCGTACCGACCGGCGCGCTTGCCGCAATAGAAGGTGCGAACGGCACGCCCGTTTTTTCGACGGTCTGCTGCCGCTGCTGATCGGCGACCACGGCTTGCTGCTGCTGGATCTTCGGCAAATCGGCTTTCGCCTGTTCGCGCTGTTCGGTTTGCTGTTTAAGCTGCAATTCCTGCTTCTTGATACCGATTTCTTGCTGGTCTTTCAGCGTTTCAGTACGGTCGGCCAGGGTCTGGATCTTCTGCCGGTCTTGAGTGTAGTCACCGGTCAGGTTCAACCCTCCCACGGCGCGTTGCATCGCCGGATTGTTCCGGATCTGTGCTTGGAAATTGTTATACGAGGATTGGTCGCTCACGCCGACGGCTAGCTTCGCGGTTTCGGTGTTCGCGTCTTTTTGAGCCGAGAACCCGTCTTTCTGCGTTTTAAGCGCCTGATCGGTGAGCGCATTCGCCTTCTCAGCGAACGCTTGTCCTGCCTTCACGTTACCGGCTTGAAACGCCTTTTGCGCGGCGTCCTTGTACATCGACGCTTGTTTCATCGTCGCCTGCGCCGCCTGCTGGTACTCGTCCGGGCGAACGTCTACGCCTGCGTTCGTGCGCGCGGTCAGGTTATCCGCTGCGCTAGGCTGCACCAGTGCCGACGCTTGCTGTTGCGCCGCTTGCCCCTGCTGCTGTGTCTGCTGAAGACGCCCGAGAGTGGTCTTGACATAGTTCGCGGTGGCGGGCGGTAGCTGCTCAGGTTTTCGGCCGCCTGCGATCCACTTATCTGCGTTTTGCGGGCCCCAATTGTAGGCTATCAACGCATCTGCATCGTTTCCGTAGCGCTTCTGCATGGCGCCGAGATAGTCCACGCCCACGCGCTGCTTCTCGGCTTGCGAGTCATCGCGGGCGGGTTGCACGCCGAAACCGGGGTTCTGAAGCGTACCCGGCATCGTCTGCATCGTCCCGGTTGCGCCCTTGGGCGAAGTCGCTGCCGCCACGCCGTTGGATTCCGACTGCATCGTCGACGCCTGCAACGGGGTCAGCGGCTTGCCGTTCACTTGCCCGTTCTGCGTGGCGGGGAGCCCGCCCGTTGCAGCCGTCATTTTCGGCGTCGATGCAGCGTCCAGGGGTTGGCCGGCGCCGTTCGGATCCGGCTGCGCGATTTGCCCAGATATGCCCTGCTGGGGTTGCGCTGCGCTCGCGAGGTTGTTCGCGCCGCCGCTTCCGTACACGTCTTGCGCCGCGCCAGTCAGGAACCCGGTTTGCGCTTGGTCCTGCGTAATCGCGTTTTGCTGCTGCTGATTCGCAAGCGTCTGGCTCTGGTTCGCGAGTTGTTGCGCCGCCAACTGGTTGGCGCGCTCCTGCCTCTGGAAGCTGAGATCTTCCTGCTGTTGGTTGTAGTTGTTGAACCCCTGCGACGCAGAGGACAGTAGGTTCCCCAGCAAGGCCACCATAATTACTCCGTGAAGCCGAAAGAGTTGCTGCCGCCGAAGTTAAAGTCAGACCCCGACTGCCCCGCCGAAGTCCCGAACAGCGCTCCGCTGCCAGAGATATCCGAACCCGAGGTATCCGTACCTAAGCCGGTGCTGAAGTCGCCGCCAAAGTCGTTTGAGCCGCCATTGAACGCCTGACCAGCCAAGCCGCCAATGCCCTGCGCGGCTTGGCCGATGCCGGCGCCGATCGACGACCCGGCGGCGTTGTATTGACCGAGCAACAGGTTCGCAGCGTTGCCGTAGTTACCCACACCGGCCAGTTGCGACAACTGGTTGAAACCCTGTTGATTCACGGCTTGCCCGCTGCCATTCGCGCTTTGCAACTGCCCGAACGCTTGCTGGTTGCCTTGCAGTGACAACTGAGCCGCCGCGCCGTTCTGGTTGAACGTCTGCTGATTCGCCTGGAGCCCGAGCCCCGAAGCCGTAGCTTGTTGGTTGAAACTTTGCCCTTGCTGGCCGGCGGCTTGGTTCGACACCCCGAGAAGCTGGCTCAAGTCCTGTGCGTAGGCGTTCTGCCCGAACGACTGGCCGTAGCTCTGAAGCGCGGCGAGTTGGTTGCCGGATGCGTTTAGCCCTTGCGCTGCCAGTGTCGAGTTAACCGCGCTTTGGCCTTGCCCGAATGCCGCTTGGTATTGCGGCGTATTGAAAATGCTGCTCGGATCCGCTATCAGATTGTTTATCTGCGAATTCACGCCGCTCAGATTCAGCCCGTTTAACCCCGCTGCGCCCGCGTTTGCGGCGTTCACGGTCGGCGCGATCGCGGCTTGTGTCGCGCCCTGCGCCTGCCCCGCCAAGGCTTCGGTAGGGGCGATATACTGGTTGGTCTGCGCGCCCGTGTTCTGCGCAAAGTTGTTGACGAGGTTTTGCCCGCCCGTGTTGACCTGGCCCACCTGGCCCGACTGCTGCAAGCCGTTGAGCGCGGACGCCGAGTTACCTGCGAACTGACTAAATGGGGCCGCTGTGTTAGCCAGTCCTTGCGCTTCACTAGCTGATAGAAGTCCGCCCGCGATGCCCGTAGCGCCAGACGCGAGATTAGATCCTGCCCCGCCCCCCGCTATCGCGTTGACCGCAAGCCCGCCGGCGGCCGCCGCCGCGCCCCCCGCTAGTGCGGTGCCGATAGTACCCGCGGTTATGGCTGCGAATGGCATATCAGCACCTCGTCTACTGTTTCGGGGTCCGTCTCATCTGTCGCGTGAACGCAAAACCAAACAACGTCTGTTAAAGCCGAAACCCGGTGTTTTTTAAGCGCCGGGATCACGATCGCGGTCGGCCCCACGTGGACGTGATGCACATCGTCGATCGTCAAAAGCACCGAGCCTGACGCGAGGATGGAAATGTGGTCGTACTTGTGCTCGTGCGTTTCCGCCCATGAGCCCTTCGGCATGTGCATCTCTTTCGCGTATTCGCGACCTGAGAAATAGTGCTTGGTCTGAAGGTCGATCATTTAAACTTGTCCGTTCGGATGCACACAATCAGCGTCACTCGATCCTGACCGCTTTCATTCGTCACCCAGTGCTCGTGGCGGTTGTCGAAGCGCCATACGTCGCCCACTTCTGGCTCGATCGACTCATCTTCAGAGCAAAACTTGGCGCCCGGTCCCGCTTGCAGCGAAATATAAAACTTGTCGTAGTAGTCGACGTGCCAACTTTTATCGACGTGCGGCGCGATACCTTTGCCGTGAGGGATGCGCGTGATCAGCACGCCGCCAAGCATTTCACCCTCAACGCGCGCCATCAAGTCAAAAATCACTGGACGCAATGACGGTACTTTGCTCCAAGCCGGATACCAGACCGGCACGTGCTCGTCGTTGAAACCGGCAAAACTGCCCTTGGCAAGGTACTTGCTCGCGTCATTATACCTTACCCATATGTCGCGCATCTCAGTGTGAGCGGAGCCTGCCGCCGTGCGCCGGAACGGATTCCCGTCCCACAATTCCGGATGCTCTGCCAGTTGTCGGTTGATTTCCGACACGTCAACCGTGTACGGCAGTTTCTGAAATAGTTTCAATTCGTTCCCACCTGCATGTCGGGCAGTTCGATATTGTAAAACCGAACCTGGAACCCGCCTATGTAGAGAAGCGAGAACGCGCGCCGGCGAGAACCAGACGCACGGCGCACTAACGCGCGGTCGGATCCCAGGTTGACCGGTCGGAACGGTCCAAAACTCACGAAATCGTCATCGGAGTAGCCGACGTAAGCCGTGTCCTGAACCTTGTCCGCGTTCACCTCGATAGTCGGATAGAACTTCCACTTATTCGATCCAAAGTCTCCCGCATTCGTGCGCAAGAGCCCGTAAATGAACATACCGGCGTCACTCGATACGCCCTGCTGCATCTGATACGTGATGCCGCTGGACACGCCTAGCAGGTAGTCTGTGTTGTTCGTGAACGCGTAGAAACCCGGCTGGAAGAAGTTCTGCACGAACGGCGTTACAGTGAGCGTGCCGATCCCCGATTGGGAGCCCGTGGTGCCGGTTTCCGCGTCGATCGTAAAAGTGTTGATCGTGTTGCTGTTTATACCGCCGCCAATCGGCGACGAGCCGATATTGTACGAAATCGTATTGCCGTCGATCACCGTAACAACGAATGTTCCCAGGAACATCGCACCCGAGTTAGCACTGGTCACGCGCACAATAGCGGGGTTGCTCAGGCCGTGGTTCGGAAGATTCACCGTAACGATGCCGTTCGTCACCGTCGCGCTAACCGCGACTTGCGGCGTGCCGAGCACGGTGCTCGACCAGCGTGACCACATCCCGACTGACGAGTTGTAGACCAGCGTGAAATTGCTCGCAGATAGCGTCAGGACATAGAACGCGGAGCCGTTTATCTCGATATAGAAGGCGTACACCGTGCCGGGGGTGAGCGGATCCGCGTTCAACACCTTATCGATGAACTGATCCGAAATCGGTTGCGGCGTCAGGCCATTGAGCATGTAGACGCGCCGCCCCTTCTGATGCGTCTGCCCGATCCAGAATATCGTGTTCTCGCTCGCGACTACCGAAGTTCCGGACGCCACGCCGATGTTGCAAGTCGCCTGGATCACAGGGAGCAACGGCGAACCGGGCGGCACGTTACCTGCGTCGTAAAAGAACGTCGTCGAGAATGTGCCGAACGAGACAATGTAGTTGTAGAGCTTGTTCACCGCCGCGCCGGGATCCGCCGACAGGCTACCGTTGATCGTGTTCAGAGCGTTCCACGTCGCAGGCGTGTTCAGGTTGCTGTTAGTGAGAGTACCGCCTGGAGTGAGCACGAACACGTAGCCGTCAAGGTACGTTACGCCCGGTACGGTCGTCGCCGGGTAGTTCACGTCTGTGACTTTCGTGAGCGTAGAGCCGTTCCAGATATATGCGTTGGTGTTGTTCTTGAGAAACACCGCCGTGCCACCAATCCCGGTCAAAACGAACTGGTAAGGGCTTGTAGCGTCGACCGCTGAGGTCGCCACGCCATTGACAAAGAATTCCGTCCCGATGATGGCGAGAACTTGAGTTCCGAACTGGAAAAGGCCGAGCCCCGCCGCTGCGGTAGCCGTGAATACAGGCTGAATCCCGAATCGCCGTTCGCAAAGGATTTGACCGTTTGAATTCTTCGTCGCGTAATAGTTATACAGGATCGCGTCACTCGTCATCGTCGGATCACGAGTTGAGATCGTCTGCGCGAGTTGGAGGCGGTTGCCGCTACCTTCTTCAGCCATGGCGTGAATATCCACGTCGGTCCGGCGTGAAGAAGGTCGAAGCCTCCTCCTGATCCCAGTTCAGCATATCTTCGAGGTATTTGTTCGCGTTGCGTTCCACGCGCGCCGCGATTGACTCAGGCACGTAGTATTCCGGCAAGAGTTGCTCCGCCAGGCCCCATTTAAGCGCGTTCATCCACTCGATCGGGAAGTCGAAACTGTCCGTCGAGTTGATCACGTCCGCGATCGGGCGTTGGCAAGTCAGGATTACGATGTTCGGGTTGCTGTCCGGGGTCAAATACAGGCTCAAAATCCCGTCATTAAGCTGCGGATCGTAATAATACGAGTTTGGCGTGCCTTGGTCCGTCTTTTGGCCTAACTGGTCGTATTCCTGCCGTGAAAGCTGAATCAGCGGCACTTGCAGCGGGAACGGGCCGGCGGGCAGCGCGTACTGGAGCCTCGCCATCGGGATGCGCAACACGCGATACGCCTGGAGCCCCGGCGTCGTCGAGTCCGGGCCGATCAGATATTGCGTCTGCCCTTGAACAACCGTGAACGAGAGATCCGTTACGCACCAGAGCGGATAATTCTTGCTCATCCAGTACTTGATCATCAGGTTCAACGCCTGCGCGGCGTTGTTGAGATCGGTATTGGGCGGGGGCGTGTCGTCGTTGAACTGGCCGATCAGACGAAACGCTGCTTGAACAAGCGTTTGCTGATTGACGGAGAACGTGAAAGTTTGGGCCATTAGCGTGCGCGCCTCGCATTGATAACAACTGTAGCACTGGCGACGCCGGGGTTGAAGTTCGCTTGAACCGTGCAGAAAAAGTTGGTTACCGCGGACACGTTCACCCGGAAAACTGGGCTAGAAATAATCTGCGTAGTTGGATTGAAAGAACCTGCCAGTGCCGTAGTAGAGCCAATTTGCGTATTTACTACGCCGTTCGTAGGGCTCAGAGAGACAGTTATAGCGTTAAGCGCCGTAACCCCGGAAAAAAGAAACAGGCTCGTCGCGCTTATATCCCAATCGCCGGCGGTAAGAGGAATGCCGAGCACAGACTCCGGGGTTCCACTCGCGATCGGAATAGTGCCGCTTGCCGCCGTCAAGTACTCGCCTACGCTCCCCGCATTCGCGTTGTCAGCTACCTTTGTGCCTACAATTCCGAGCGTCGTAGAAGGCGTCACGGGAACCGCAAGCGCGGCGAAGTTGCCTTCGGCCGCGTTCTCGAAGTTGCGCAGTTCAAGCGCGATCGTGCGCTGGGAGACGATATCCCCTGCGTTCCACGACAGCGCTGAAGTGCCGTCTTGTGCGCGCACGATCGAGAAAATGTTTCCCGAAACCGCAGTCACCTGAACGATTTCGATAAGCGTTTGCGTCGCCGCATCAGTGAGCGTCGCATAAAAAACCTGCCCCGCTGCCGGAGCCGGAAATGCCGCTGCCTGTCCCGCGTTGAGCGTCAGCGAAGTAGCCGCCGCTGTGATCGCGGAATTCAGTGTTCCCGCTGCGTTGTTCGCGTACAGAAGGTTTGCCATTACGGGATCTTATGGATTGACAGCGTTGTATTAATCGCAGTCGCGTTAAGCGTCAACGCCGCACCGTTGTTCTGAAACGCTTGGACCGTGATAGTCTGTCCTGCGGTCAGTTGTACCACGCCCGAAGCCTGGACACTAACGGTTGAGGTTATCGCCGAGGGTGAGTAGAAACCCTGTATCCGCATCACCCCGTTGACTACGATCGTGACGCTTCGAGTCGTGCTAACTACGTTCAACACGTTGGCGAATGTCAGGATCGTGTCGACATGGTAGAACCCCGCAGCGGGCGCCGTGAAAACACCTGTTGCTGCGTTGAAGTTCGTATTCACCCGGTCGTATACTTGCGTCCATCCTGTAACCGTGGTGTTCGCCGCGTTCGGGATCGATTGCCCGCTGGTGTTGCTGTACATCAGCGCGTCGTTGCCCGTCGTGCTGAAAGTACCCGTTACGACGCTGTTACCTGTAGTCGGCACGGCGCCAATCCCAAGCGGCGTATTTGACAGCCAAACGTCGTTCTGGCCGTCAGTCTCAACGATCACGCCGCTGGAATTGTTCGTACCTTGCGGGAGAACGACGCCGCTGCCTGTCGTGCCGCCGGAGCCGTTACTCAAGAAAACCGTAACGGTAAATGCGCCGGTCGTGTTGTTGTTGAACTGGACGCGGCGCGATGCGGTCAAGAACGTGCCGCGCTGAATGATAAACGTGACGTTGCTGGTCAGAACGCCTGTGAGCGTCACCGTGCGCTGCCCCGGGGGGACATCGATGGCCGTTACCGTGTTACCGGTCGTGTAGCCTGTGCCGCCGTAGATCACCTGCACCGTCGTCACACCGGTGCCCGATACTGCGGTCACGCGCACGATAGCGTCGGTATTGCCGGTAGGCAGAAGCAATAAATCGCCGACCGCGTAGCCTGATCCCGGATTCGAAATGGTCAGCACGCCACTAACCACGCCCCCGCTCGCAAAAATGACGATCTGCGCACCGGTGCCGTTCGACGCCTGGTTGTAGATGCCGCCGACAACCGGAAAAGGAACCGTTGCGGTCGAGCTGATAATCTGCTGGTTCACGAATGCGTCGGTGGCGACCAGGGTCGTATTGTCCGTGCGGGGTTGCGTGGTCCCGTTCGTGACGATCAGGTTCGAGAACAGCGGCACTTGGCCGGCTCCCTGACTGACAAGCACTGTGCCGGCGGCGCCAGGGGGCGCGGTATTCAAAACGCCGGCAGTGCCGCCGACTAGCACGCTGCCGGTAGCGACTGCGGCGAGCCCCGTTCCGCCTTGCGTGACCGGAATCACGCCGCCAGGGAACGCGCCAGCGAACACTTGAAGCATGGTGTACTGCGCGAGCGTCGGAACACCACCCACGAGTTGATAGCCGACGACGATATCCGCGTTTGCGATCGGCAGGCGCGGAGTCGGGAATTGTCCGAAATTAAGCGACATTACGGTCCTGGAACGGTCTGTTGATCTTGGATTTCCAGTTCTGTACCGGGAACCAGCGGGGAGACTGAAGCGCGCGTACCGCTTGGCTGAACGGTCGTCGTGAACGAAACAATGATGTCGTTCGTGAAATCGATCATAAACGCCCCGTAGAAATCCGTAATGGCTAATGATACCGGATTTGAAACGAAAGTCGGCTTAACGTCCGGACGACCCCAGGGAATGGCTTGCGGATCCGGGATGCCCCGCACGAAGTCTTGGGGCTGGCGTGGATTCCAGTCTTGGCGGCAGCACATAAGACCGTCCCAGCGCTCTTTCAAATCGCCAGAATGGTATTTCATTCCGCATACATCGCAGATTACTAGCCACTGGCCTTTCTTCCAAAAATCTGCGCGCCCCATATTGGTTACGCCGGGTTGAGACCGTTCTTCACCAGGTAGAGCGTAAGGGTCCAGCTTTCGAACACGGTAGCGCTGGCTCCGGTGGTCGAAATATCGATACCCCCGGTCGAGCCTGCGATCCCCGCTTGCTGGTAGAGCCCGCCGAAGTTCTTGAAGTACTTGTTGGCCCGCCCAATGCAGTTATAGAATTCGACTGGGACCGTCGCGTCCCAAAGTAAGGTAACTTGGTACGCCGCTTCCGCCTGGATATCCCACTCGATCGTGTCCACGCGCAACGAAGCGGCGTGCTGCCCCGTGGCGGGGTTGATAATGCCGAGAGCCGAAGGCAAGATCAATGACGTGACGCCTAGGTCCGTGCCGCCCGCTCCCGCGACGACGCCGTTATTGCCGTTCACGAGAAGGATCGCATTACGCGGCCCATCTTCCATCACGCGAACTGTGAAAGTTGCCGCCATGCTAGACCCCTAAACTGACTGTCAAACGAATTACGGTTTGGTCGGCCGGAGCGACAGGGAACGTCGAAACAAGTGTCTGTCCGTTCACTGTCGCAGTGACCGCGCTACCGTCACTTGAATATATCGATAGCAACCGCTGCGCGATCGTCGTTCCGGGGAGCCCGGTACCGATAAACAGCGGCCCGAGGAACGTTGTCAGAACGGTGGACTCGCCGTCACCGATCAGCGAAAAGACAAGGGTTACCGGTGCGGTGAACGCCATGGTTTAACGCTCCTTGGAAGCGCATACGAAATCAACAGTCATCGTAGTGGCCGCAGCGGTCGCGCCGTTCGACACGCCGAGCGTAACATTCAAGCTGACGGTCGGCAGCACTACAGGTGCCGCCACTTGCGGCACGCCAGCGGTGCGCGCGATCGTGCCGGTAGTCAGGGGCGGCGACAAAGGCCCAGTGCCTGACTGAGGGATGAAGCCGATAAGCTGGTTTGCCGCGAAAATCTGAATGTCGCCGTGACGATTCAAGTACCAGGCCAAGTCGAAATTGGTGTTCGCCGCGTAGTTGGCGATTGCGCCGACCGGGATCGGAACCGTAGCTGAAACAACCGAGGCTTTCACAACGATCAGGTTGATCGTGGTCGAGCCGGCTGCTTTGTTGAAATAAATACCGTCGGTGATCTGGCCCGCCGTGAGTGGCGTCGCGGTCGTGTTGACCAATCCCGCTACCCACGCGTTGGTCGTGAGCGTCGCGACCTGCATACGGCATTCAAAAAACTGCTTTTGCGGGGGCGTAGCCGTGAAACTGGCCGCTGGCAACTGGATCGACGACGCGGAGCCTGCGGCTGCCAAAGTGGTGAACAGTGCAAGACCGCCGTCGCCGGGGGTGTGCACAACCGAAAGAGCAGGCGTGGGGGACACCGTCCAGGCGCCAGTCGGGCCGAGTTGGTTGTCGAAATCGTCGAAAAACTGATGGTAGAACGCCGGGTTGCCGTTGCCGCAGTCTGCGTAAGGGCCGGTCGGGGTATCGGTCGTCTGACCGCTGGGGTTGCGTACAGGCGGCTGCGAATTAGTTGCCATTCTTTAACTCCAGATATTTACCAACCGCTCTTGGACTTCAGCGGAAATCGTTTCTTGCCGGGGCCGCTCAGACATGAGTGGGTTCCCGCGTCGTGACCGGGAATGCTCGGCTGGTCTTTGGCGATCATATTCGGCGGGTTCTCAATCACCTTCCGAGCATCGGGACCGCCGACGATGCGCGCGCCATCGCGCAGCACATCAGGAGCGTTTTTCTTGTTTGCCATCAGTACATGACCTTTTTGTGCTTGATGCGCGTGCTGCCCGTCTTCTTCGCCGCGCCGCGCGCCGGCTTGGAAGCGGCCAGCAACTTCTCAGGGCCGCTCATGCTGATGCCGCCCTCAACACCCTTCATTTTCTTCTTGGGCTTGTGGTCGACTGTCATTTTCCGTTTGGGTACCATTATGATGCTCCAAGTATTGTATCGCGCTTTTGATGACGTCTACGTCATCGCGGAAAGATCCCAAAGCCATGTTACACATTGTGCAGAGCAATCCTCGGACTCTACCCGTCTTATGGTCGTGATCTACCGCCAAAGCGAGTTGCGTGCCGCTGATCTTGGATCTCTCGGGGCTCTGGCATAGCTTGCACAGGCCGTTCTGACTCTTGTACATCCGGTCGTACATCTCGGAATCCACACCGTACTTCTCGCGTCTTTTGTGCGCTTGAATCGCGCGCTTACTGTACTCTTGCGGGCTCTCGTCTTCTCTGACCGGAACCCAAACCTTAGCCCACTCGACGTTGTCCGCCCCCCAAGGGAGTTTCTTGTCCAACCGGGTCAGACGATACGATTCACCCGGTGCGGCGCCTACATCCTGCTTGAAACGCTCGAACGATCCCCATTCGATACTTCTGTTCTTCGCCTTGGAACACCATACATTGTAAAGGTCGTTTCCTTCGCGCTTCTCGATTGAAACGTTCTCTTTCTTCCATGCGGCGACGTAGTGCGGTTTGCACATGCCTTTTACTTTCACTTCTCTGTTGCAGCCTTCGATTTTGCAGCCTTCGATTTTGCAGATGGTCATGATTGGATCTCCGTTTAAGAGACCCAATCATACCAACAACATCTAGTACTGGCAAGTACCTTATTGTTACAATTACCTTACTACGGGCCTACACTTGCGAAAATTCCGCGCCAATCGGCCATTCCTACCGAATACCGCTCGTAGGCTTTGTACTTCACGTTCCCAGAATCGAAGTCCCCGTCATCGCTGTAGCGAATTGGGTTTCGCTGAAATAGGATGGGTCCTTGCTTCGCCATGATGTTTGTTCGAATAAAAAACGTGTGCGGAGCGGTTAAATAGCGATTTATTTTTATGCCCTCCGGGAACATGTTAAGGTACTTCAAGGCATTAATGTCGTTATTCGCGGTTCCCGATTGGAACGTCGACTTCAGAATCCGCTGCGCGTTGAACATCTCGGTGTGCTGAATGATCAACGACCGGGGCATGAGCGCGATTCGATTACCGCGATCGTCCGTCGTGTACATCATCTGAATCACGAGATCTTCGATCGAGGCTTCCGACAAGTCGGCGGGAACTGACAACGTGTTCGAGCCCGTGCCGCCGCCCTGGAGGGGGTGCGCCGCGCTGATGAACGTCACGCCGTCCGAGCCGGTGTTCACGTTCATGTTGTTGTAGAAGTTCGCGACAATCGTTTCCTTGGTCTGGCGGAACGAGAAGCCAAGGGCTTCAGCACGTTCTGCGGCGACCTGGGGGTACAGGTTGTCATCGATTTCTTCCTGCGTCACGATATAGCCGAGACCGTAGGCGATGTGGATGAAGCGGGTGGTGAAACCCTGCCATTCCGAATCGTATTGCGTCGGCGTGCCTTCCGGCTTCGTCGGCGCGGGCGCAAAGCCCACGATCTGCACGATTTCTTCATACGCCTTCTTGGACGAGAACACGTCCACGAGGGGCTTCCATTCCTGAGCCGTTTCGTTATAGCCGCGGCCGAAGGTTGCAAACAACCCAGGCCACAGCAGTTTCGGTTCGGAACCGGTTGTGATTACGCCGCCTGCCATATTCTTTCTCCCTGATAGCCTGTGCTATTAAACGCCAGCGACGCCGGACGAGGACAATTCGTGCAGGTTGAACTGCACAACCCAAATCGCGTTTGCGCCAAACTGATTACCCGATCCGGGGGCGACTTGTTGGTACAACCCGCGAATCTTCAGCGGCAGAGTGGCGGTCACCGCGACCGATGCCGTGGTCAAGACCGTTGCCGAGATCTGGATTTGCGCGTTGGGGTTGTTCGCCGGCGTGAACGAAGCATTCTTGCTGTTCGCCGCTGCGGTCAAGACGTTGAGGCCGTCGTCCTGGATCTGGTAGAGCGTGTTCGGGTTGTCGTTCACCATGACGTAATAACCACGCGTCTTGGCCGCTGGAATGTTGATAATTTCCAACTGGAGCGGAACGCCGACAAGCGAAGGCGTACCGACTGCCTGAACGGGCATAACGCCCACGATCACGCCGCGCTGAAACTCGGATGCCGCACCAGTGGACTTCGTCACCGAGGGGATACCGTTCGGCTCCGTACCGACCGCCGACTTCACCGCATCACCGATGTTGTACTGGTTGCCGTCCGTTGCCGGGATGAAATAAATGTTGTCCTGACCCGTGTACATACCGTTACCACGGATCGGTGTGAAGCCATGCGGCGCGATCACGTTTGCCATGCTCTATTCTCCAAGTTAATTCACGTTTCGCGTGAACTCACCCTGCCTGATCACCAGCGACGATTTGCGCTGATCTGGCAGGTACTTCTCACCGATCCGATCGGTATTCATGCCTCCGTTCTTGATCATCTCTTTCTCGGAGTCACGGATTTTCTGTGCTGCGTCTTCCTGGTCCTCGTCGAACCATTCCTTCTTGATCTTCATCAGGTAGGCGTACAGGGGTTCGTTCATGTCAGTCGTGCCGACGATCGCGCGCACCTTGTTGCCTACATCCGAATTCTGACCGACTACCTTGTTTCCGTCCGACTGCGCGATTTCGTCTTGCGTGACGAACTCCCACCAGCTACGCGCCACCGCCGTATCAATCCGGCCCGGTGCGTCATTGAACCAGCGCAATTGGTAGCCCGGAATTTTCGTAACTACCGACAGCTTCTTGTTCGTGCCGTTAAAGACGCCGCGTTCACGAACCGTGGTTCGCTTGATGTCCCGGTCATTCTGGCCGCGCACACTGCCGCCGGTTTCCGGTTCACCCTTCAATGTCTCGCCAGCCAAAGCATTAAGTCGTTCGCGATTGCTCATTTCCTTCTCCGATCGTCATACCCGTAATAAAGGTCGACCCATTGCTTTTGGGTCAACCCGCCGTCCGATACCGCTTCGTCGCACGCTGCCTTTGCGTCTTTCGGCAATGAGCCGTAGGACTTGCCGGAAGCCGCCGCGCTGTTCGCGCCTGGCGTTGTGCTCTCGACTGGGCTACGCCGCGTCGCAGAGAACTTATGCGGAAACGCCTGGCGTACCTTCGCGCTCACTTGTTCAAGCAATTCCGGGAACGGCATGCTCGGATTTTTCTGCCGGATCGTCTGCCCCAATCCGCCAGCGTAAATCGTCATGTCCTCGTCCTTGTCAAACCAGGAATTGCGCGCGGACCATTCAACCATGTCCGAGTTTGTGCGCCAGTCTTTCGGGGCGATACCTTTGGGGGTGTTGTCGGGAAGATCGGGTAACTCCGGGCCGCGTTCGCGGATCGCATCGAGTTGCTCATCGAGGTCTGCCGCTGTTTCGTGCTCGCCGGAGCGCAACGCTTCTCGCTTTTGCGCTTTCAGGAACGTGATCTGATCGTCAAATTCCTGCTTCTGCTTTTTGATTTGCATCTCGAAAATCTTCTTGTGCGCAGAGTCCATACCGACCATCTGCTTCTTCAGAGTTTCGAGATCTTTCGCTTGCTCGGCGAGTGCTTTGCGCAGCGCGCCGTTGTTCTTACTGTGCGTTTCAAGGAACTCGTCTGCGTCAGTCCACTTGCCTGGGTGCCCTTTAAACTTGTCTTTCGGCTCCCAGCCCAGTGCGCGCGCTTGTTCCTCAACATCGCCGTCACCACTTGGGGTATCGGCGTTATCAGGACGGTATTCCGGAATTTCGTCGTCGTCAAGCAATTCTGAATCATTTTGCGTTTCAGACATTCGAAACCTCCATTCCTACGACATCCAGATCGTTCAGGATGCGGTACTTCTCGCCGTCTGCGCCGGCCCAAAGGAGCCCTGAGTACTTGCCGAACACGATCCGGTCGCCCGGTACAGCCCAATTCGGCGTCGGCGTATCTTTCCAACAGCCGTCACCGATCGCGACCAGGGTGCCCTTGACTTGAGCCATCTCTTCACGACCGGTTGTCTCAGTCACGAGCACCAGGCCACTTTTTGTCTTCGTTTCGATCGGATCAGGCAGCACGAGAAGCCTGTGCCCAAGGGGGATAAAGCCTGAGGTATTTTGCATTTGGCTAACCTTTCATTGCGGTAAGGTAATCCTCGTATTCGAGGTTGATTATGCGTTCGGCAAACTGTACGTTTTCGACGGCGGCGAGATTCGCCACCGCGATTTGCGTCATGTCCTGATGGTTCGTGAACTGACCGCTAGCCCATGCCGCCTTGGCTTCCGCCACCTGCACCTTCAGAAACTCCTTGAACTGCTGGGTTTCCTCCTGGCGCTGCCACGCCTCCCACTGGTCCCTGCTGAGTAGATCCAGGCTGTCCACCTTGCGCTCCTTGCTGTTGTGATTCGAAAAGTTTCACGTAATTGTCTACTGTGTCGTTCAACTGCTGCTGGTAATGCTGCGCCGCTGCCAGTTCCTTATCCATCATCTGGAGGATAGGGTCGTTCGCCGCCGCGCCTGCCTCTGCTTTTAACTTCAGCGCTTGCGCTTCGAGCTGGAGAATGCGCGCCGAATTCAGGCGTACCTCCTCCATCGTCTCAAGCTGATGCCGGCGGTCGCCGGACTGCAACTTGGCTTGCTCGATCTGCGCTTTGATCGTTGCGACCTGCACTTGCACCGGCGGTTGCGGTTGCGCGGCGCCTGGGGAACCCGGTTTCGGGAAAATCTGGTCGATGTTTGGCACTTCCATCGCGTCAAGCACGCGGCGCTCGACTTCGTACCGGTTATAGCCGGGGAGCGAGCCCGCCATCTGGCGCACTTGCATGTCCCGCTGCAAGAGCTTCTCGCGCGATGCGATGCTCGGATCCGCCGCCGGGACCACGGCTTTATTTGACGCGAAATAGTCGGTCCAGAGCGCAAAGCCGCCTTGGCCTGACTCGTCGGCGTACTCAAACTTGCCAGTTACGGGCTTGGCGAGGTAGTTCAGGCGGTACACCAGCCTAAACTCTTTCTTCATCGCCCGGTACGTGCGCTTGTAGATCCCGTTGAAGACTTTCTCGCCCTGGTCGATTACAGCCTGTGTCGTGCCTACCTTTTGGTTCTGGCCGGGGTTCTGCCCGGTGGCCGCGTCGGTAGCCATGCCGATGCGCGATCCCCAGTCGATAAGCAGGTTCAGCAGTTGAAACAGAACGCTCGAAGGCTCGCGAATAGGTAGCGGGTAAATTCCGTTTTTCAGATCCGCTGCGGTTGAATCGGTGCGCTTCCACTCTTGCGGGCGGAAAGCGTATTCGCCGCCGCGCACGCGCACGCCGAGCGCCAGGAAGCCGCCGCCGAGGTTGCTCATGGCTCCTGCGTCGGTCAGCATGTTGATCATCGTATCGATGGCGTGGTTCGTGGCGCCTAGTAGCATGCCGAACCCCATGCCGTAGATAGAACCGTCCGGCGCGGGGATGAATTCGTACTTCGTGAAGTAGTGCTCGGGCTCGATGCGGACAATCTCGCCGTCGTCATTGCGCTCCACCATGTCCTCGTAGAAGCGCGCGACCAGGCGGTACAAAACGCTGTTATCGTGCCTCACGAAGCCGATGTAGGGCTCGCGCACGCCGTCGCCGTCGAGGTCTAGCCAGAGGTGTTGCTCCAGGAACGTCATCGGCGTGTCGTCGTCGACGCCGCCCGGTTGAATACCGTCAATCTCATCTTCGACTGCCTGGATCACGCCCCGGTGCGGGACTTCGCGGGGCGCAGTCATGCCGCCTTCGCTCTGTTCGTCTTCCGGT